TTTGAATTTAAAGTAGCTGGAGAAACTGGAATAGATATTACTACTAAAGGTAATGATAAATCGCAGATACTAGAAGATTTTTCACATGAAGACATTATATATTTTTATGGTGATAGAACAGAAGTTAGAGGAAATGATCATGAAATTGCGTTAGCTGTAAATGATCGAGGTGGTGATAATAGGGTTTTCACTGTAAAAGATTGGAAAGATACATTTAACTATTTACAATCACTGAAATCTGTAGTATAATTGTATTATGATAGGAGAATTACATGAGATTTAATACGCAAGAATATGTTATGGTTGATGTTTTACAACAATTTAGAATTAGATATTGTATTCCACTTAATGATTTGCAAAAGGAAAATCCAGATATCCCTGTTAATTCTGAATGGGCCTTAGATGCAGTTACATGCGGCGATGTTAAAGAATTTAGCCAGCTTGATCTTGGAGAAACTATAATTGATCATACTATTTTAAGTGAAGAAGCTGTGCTTGAAATGTTTAATAAAGATAATGATTATCTGTCTGAATGGGCAACTGAAAAGAAGTTAGAATGGATTAACGAATATGGAGAAGATATAATATGAGTAACGTGTGGTTCCTTGACATAGTTGAAATGCACCAAAAATTTGGTGTTAACGATTGGTTTGAAGCTAATAAAGACAATAAAGAATTGATGGCTAAATACCTTGCGTTTCGTATGTCAATGATTAAAGAAGAATATGATGAAACTATGGATGCTATTGAAGCTAAAGATGCTGAAGAAGTAGTCGATGGTTTGATCGATATGTGTGTGTTTGCTATTGGCACTCTTGAAGTTTTAGGTGTAGATGGTAATGAAGCTTGGACTAAAGTCTTTAAGGCTAATATGACTAAGTCTCCGGGTGTAAAACCAGGTCGTCCTAATAAATTTGGGCTTCCAGACCTTATTAAACCTACGAAAGAAATACACGGATATGACTGGACTGCACCAACTCATGAGGAAAACCATGGAAGTCTCAGCGACATTCTTTAAGTCTATATACGATAATAAAACTAATCGTAAAATGAAATTCGACAGCTTTTCTCAATTTGAAAAGCTGTTGTATAAATTATCGGTAATACCTAGAGGAGGAAAGCAAGATGCTGAACTTATATCACCGGCTAGTTATGTTAATGATACGACTCGGGCAAACAAAAATGTTTTGGATTGGTCAAGTTGGGCTGCTGTTGATGTTGATGATCATGAGTTTAAAGGAAAGCTAGAAGATGAATTATGTAATCGCTTTGGCGATTTTTCTTATGTTTGTTATAGTACGGCTAGCAGTACCATTGATTATCCAAAGTTTAGACTTGTCTTTCCACTTAAATCATCGATTGAATCAGCTAAAATTAAACACTTCTGGTTCGCTCTCAACAAAGAGCTTGGAGAAATCGGAGATGGACAGACTAAAGATCTATCAAGAATGTATTACATCCCTGCAGCATATTCTGGTGCTAACAATTTCATATTCAGCAATGTTGGTGATACTATTAATCCTGACAATCTGATGGCTAAACATCTATATGCCGAAAAGCGAATTGGTTCATTTATGGATAGATTGACACCAGAAATGCAAGCACAAATTATAGAACATCGTAAAAGTAAAATGGAAAACACTAGTATTCATTGGACTGGATATCGTGATTGTCCTTTCTTTCCAAGAAGGTTAGAAGCTGAATATCGTTCTATTAGTTCTACCGGTTGGTATTCTAAAATGTATAGTATAATGTGTGCTATAGCAATATCAGCTATTAAAAAAGAATATCCTATTAACTCATATCAAATCGCACAGTTATGTAGTGAGCTCGATGCTGAAACTGGGCAATGGTACGATAATAGACCTCTTGAAGTTGAGGCAGATAGAGCAATAGAATTTGCATATAAAAATGTATAAAAGTGCATTTAATGGTGTACAATCGGTTGAAACTGTGGTAGATTGATATTAATAAAGGAGATATCAGTGTCTATAAACAATCACACCAGAATTACACCTAATACTAAAATCCCTTCACATTTACTCATTAAACGGATTCCACAATCAAAAAACAAAAAACATACTATTTTAAACAAACCAAAATTTTATCTCAATGGAAAATCTTTAACAAAAGCTAGGGCTAATAACGCCTATGTTTCAACTCCTATTTAAAGGACTATATAATGAAAGATAAGTATTCAATTAAATTTCTACAAAAGTGTGCAGAAGTACAAATCAAAAAGGGTAATGATTATCAAAACCCTAACTCACGAGTAAAGCAGTCTGATTATTATCCACGAGGTTGTGCAACTCTTTTAGATACAATGGCAGCAAAGGTATTGCGTATGCAATCTGTCCTTGAAGCTATGGAAATGGATCCAAACTATGTACCAAACTTTGAGTCACTTGAAGACTCATGTATCGATATTACTAATTACGCTTCATTCTTTGCAGCGTATATGAATGGTGCCATTGATGGGCAAACATCTGACCGCGATTTTTTAAATCGTCCAAAAATTCACAAATCAACAGAGGAAATTTAATCCATGGGTTTTCTAGATAGACAAATAAAAAAAGGGCATACCATCGAGGACTGGACGGTATCAAGAAGTAAGGCATTAACTGTAGAAGAACAAATGACCAAAAGCCTTAATGACCAACTAAAAATTATTAATGGTGGGACTGTTTTAAAGAGTGATAATAAGCCTCTTCTTTCATGGAGAAAGGAGAATGGGGATGTTAGTATAAAAATTGGTGTTTTATCATTACTTAAAGAAGATGGAGTGCCTGTTGTCTTCCAAAATATAGATATAGATGCCTATAAAGAAATTGTAATGGATATAAAAAGTGACTTTGAAGGCGGTCTATTAAAAGAAGAGATTAAAGATTTAAAGAAAAGGAAAGATGTTGCGGATAGGAAGGCAGCAGCAACAAAGGAAAAAAACGCAAGGATATACTTGCAGGCGGTGAAAGATCATCAAGCTCGATGGTCTCGCGAACCATTAAGAATTGAATTTGACGATTATCCATATGATAATTTAACAGGCATACTAGATAATTATCATAATCAAAATATTGTAGAAAAATACTGTGAAGGTGGTAGTGAACTTGAAGTTTATATCGAAGGAAAATTAATATTAAAAACTAGAACAATTAACGCAATGATGAAGTGTACCTCTCTTAAAACAGCTTTTGCAAATATTAAAAATGGTATGGCAATAAAAAAGTATACTAATAAGAATGATATAGAACCTTGGCAAGGTAGTAAGATTTTCTTACCTATTGGAATAATGGTAATTCACGGGCATGCTAAGTTATATGATGAAAGGTTCAAGAAGTGGAAACAAGGTGATATGAAAGTAACACCGCTACCGTCATGAAAGAATTTAATAGAAAAGATCTGAATACTGAGATTTTAGCAAATAAAGCTTTTGATGAAGCAAGACAAATACACCGTAAATCCAGTACAGCTCAAGGTAGATCACTAGAAGAAATTTTTAAAGTTTCTGTCTATGGCCTTGCAGCTGAACAATTTTTAATTGAACGCTGCAATTTTGCTGATAATCCTGATGCTTATCAGGATGTAATATCTCCCGAAGGTATAAAAGTTGAAGTAAAAGTTACGAAAGTAGGACATTATGTTCCGCATGTTCTTGGCCGCTTAAAAGACAAGCGCCGTAAGTATCCTAATCTATATCAGCCCGATTGGGTCTTCATATATATAAATGATATGAAATCTACAGAATATAAAATGGCTGGAACGTACATGTGGAATGACAATAGATACTTAGTAAAAGATTGGTACGAAGAACTTGATAGAGAGTTCCTCGCAAATTATGAAGGAGCAAAGGATTAAGTATGGGTATTTTTGGAAAAGTTTGGGGTAACACCGAATTGATTGAAGCTAATGGTGCATTAGAGTTTCACCGTATCGAAATGAATATGGGAGGTGTCTGTTCTAAACATCTTCATTCTTATAAATGGAATGGTTTTTATGTAGAAAGCGGAGAACTTTTGATCCGAGTTTGGCAGAATGATTATGATTTGGTTGATGAAACATATATTGTTGCTGGTCAATATACAAAAGTTAAGCCCGGAGTCTACCATCAATTTGAATGTATTCAAGAAGGTGTTGCTTTTGAATTGTATTGGGCTGAATTTTCACATAATGACATTACAAGAGAAACTGTAGGACACAGTGGGATTAAAATATGAAAATAGGATTTACTTGTAGTACATTTGATTTGCTTCATGCTGGACACATTTCTATGCTTAGAGAAGCTAAATCAAAGTGTGACTATTTGATATGCGGATTACAAGTAGATCCTACTATTGATAGAAAAGAAAAGAACGCACCTATTCAGAGTATTGTTGAAAGACAAGCTCAATTGGCTGCAGTAAAATATGTAGATGAAGTCATTATTTATTGTACAGAAGCTGATTTATGTGATATAATAGACATGTATCCGATTGATATTAGGATCCTTGGTGAAGAGTATCGCACTAAAGAATTCACCGGTAAAGATGAATGCAGGCTTCGTGGTATTCATCTTTATTTTAACAAGCGTGATCACCGCTTTTCAACTAGTGATCTTAGAAAGAGAGTATGTGAAAGATGAATACGAATTCTGTGAAAGATGTCCGTCAATTCTTTATTGATGAATTGAATAATGAAGCATATACTATTGATAAAACTGGCGCTCGAACTATTGAAATGATTGGTGCTTCATTTATTGCTGATGAGCCATCTATTTTTGGTACACCATCTCATTCGTATATTCGAAAAGAATTAGATTGGTATGATAGCCAATCAACTAATATATACGATATTAATAAAGAGTCTGGTGCAGATGCTCCTGCAGCGTGGAAATATGCTGCTAATTCTCATGGTGAAATCAATTCAAATTACGGCCATTTGATTTATGCAAATAAGTATTATGATCAATATGAAAATGTTCTTTCTGAATTGTCTAAAAATCCAGATGGTCGTAGAGCATCAATGATCTATAATCGCCCTTCTATTTGGGTTGAGTTTGATGAGAATGGTAAGTCAGATTTCATTTGTACGAATAGTGTCACATACTATATTCGTTATAATATTCTTCATGCTGTTGTACAAATGAGAAGCAACGATTGCGTTTTTGGTTATAAAAACGATTATGCATGGCAACAGCATGTACTAAATAAACTAGTTAAAGATTTAAATAATGGCTTAAGAGTCAATGATCAGATTAGTGTTGGTACAATGGTCTGGCAGGCACAAAATTTGCATTGTTACGAACGCCATTTTCATCTTGTAGATCCTAACTGGAAAGAGTAAAAAGTATAAATCAACATAACAAATACAAATAAATAGGAGGCATTTCCCCCTTGTCAAATAACTATAATGATATGAAAGACCGCGAAGCAACTCATAAGAATAATAAAAGTTCTTCTATTTCACTCGCTCGTTTACATAAGTGGGATATGCGGTATCTCGAATTAGCTCAACTTATTGGTACTTGGTCTAAAGATCCTTCAAGTAAAATTGGAGCTGTTGCTGTTGGATCAAAAGGACAGGTTTTATCTCAAGGATATAATGGTTTTCCAAGAGGAATGGTTGATAATAATTCTTTATATGAAAATCGAGAAGAAAAATATTCTCGAATAGTTCATGCTGAAATGAATATGATTTATAATGCTTCATTTAATGGCGTATGTCTTAATAAATCTATAGTCTATGTATCGGGTTTGCCTACATGTTCAGACTGTGCTAAAGGCTTAATTCAAGTTGGTGTAACTGAACTAGTTATGCTTCGTAAAAAGATTGATGAAAAATGGTATGATTCTTGGCAAAGATCTAAGTGTTTTTACAAAGAAGCTGGTTTAAAATGGCGTTGGGTAGAATCATAAATAATAGTGTACATTAACACATTATTGTAGTATAATAGTCTACATATAGGAAAGAGGAAACTGAAATGACTAAAGTTGTTCACATACTTGGTCGCGGGGTCGAAGGCTGTGGCGTTACTCGTTTTACGCTAGAACTTAAAGATTGGGCGATTAGCCAAGGTTGGGATTATACTGTATACGCTTCTACTGATAAAAAGTGGACACGTTCTGCTTCACATGTATTAGATGATAATATTAAACAGTGGCGCTGGGGTAATAAACCATTACGTGGGACTACACAATGTGGTGTAGATCTTATTATTGAAGATGCGAATAAAGCTGATATTGTTCTTATAGGTTCTCTTCCATCGCAAAGTCATCCAGCTGATATGATTGAAAACTTTGGAAAACTTATAGATGGAATAACCTCTAAAAAGGTTATGATCCAGCATGATCATAAGATGATGTCAATTAAGCGCAATGCTATGCTTGATAAGACAATTATGGCAGCTGATGTCATTTTAGCATATTCAACACAAAATCCTTTTATGGAATATTGCAGAAATATCGGCGCTAAAGCAAATCTTCTAAATTTTTGTAATGGTGTTAACTTAGAAAGAATTAGAGCAAAATATTGGAAACCTATTGAAGATCAAGATCCCAATCATTTGAAATGGATTGGTCGATCAGCTTATTGGAAAGGTTTCGATGTTCTCTTTGATCTATATGAAAATGGTACCAAAGGAACAGATTTGCTTTATACTCTCGAAGGAATGGAAAGGTCGATTCAATTCGCGACTATAAAGGAGAAATGGGATTTCCATCATCCACAAGAAGACTTTTCTGCTAAAACAATTCATGGAGAAAAGCCATATATTTTTGGTCCTTTTATTCATGCTGATATGCTTGAGAGGATGTCACTTTGTGGTTTCGGTTTTCAATTAACTACTCTTCAACCAGAATATATTCAAAACTTTATTGAATTTACTCACCTTGAAATAGTAGCATCTGGTGTTATACCTATCTTTAGAAAATCATATGGTGATCATTGTACACATTTAAAGACTGGTAATAAACTATCGGCTGATAAAAATACTGGAACAATTTGGGCAGGTGAAGTCGGATCTGATTTAACTGACACTATTAATATCATAAATACGTTAAGGAAAGATAGCGTAATGAGAAATGAATGGCGTGAAATGGCATATGAATATTATGCGTCACATAATTCACCAGATTCATCTTTTAACGATATTTTTGAAAAGATCGCTCGACCTGTTGAAGGTCCAGTTAGTTTAGATGAATTCTTTGGTTAGGAGATACCATGACTAAAATAGCAATTACAGGTGGAGCAGGCTTTATTGCATTCCATTTAGCACAATCACTACATTCAAAAGGTTTTGAAGTATGTGGATTTGATAATTTTAATAACTATTATGATCCAGATCTTAAAGAAGATAGAGTAGCAACACTGCGTGAATTATGCGGAATTGAAATAGATCGTGCAGATCTAAAAAATAAAATTCAATTAGATGTATTTATGAAAAAACATAATCCCGATTTAGTTGTTCACCTTGGTGCGTATGCAGGAGTTAGACACTCATTAAAAAATCCTCAATTATATATCGATAACAATATTACTGGTACACAAAATCTAATTAATGCTTGTGAAGAGAACGGTGTTGATAATGCTGTTTACGCATCTACATCATGCACTATGGCTGGTAATCCACTTCCGTGGAATGAAGCTGAGAAAACCGGATATCAATTGAATTCATATGGATATAGTAAATCTACAAATGAATGTCAATTCATGTCAAGTCCCATTAGTAATACCGTTGGCCTTCGCTTCTTTACGGTATACGGTCCATGGGGTCGACCAGATATGGCACTCTTTGATTTTACAAAGAATATCATTGCAGGAAATCCTATTAAATTGTTTAATTATGGTGATATGATTAGAGACTTTACATATGTAGACGATATTGTTCAAGGGATTGAAATTATAATTGATCATACACTTGACAGTCAATGTCTTAATGATATATATAATATCGGATACGGTTCTCAAGTAAAACTTGTAGATTTTGTTGATGCTATCGAAAAAAACTTAGATAGAACTGCTATTAGAGAATTGGTTGAAATGCACCCTGCAGATACACAACAAACGTGGTCAGATACTACTAAACTTCAAAAACTAGGATATAAACCCACGACACCGATGAGTGTCGGAGTTGAAAGATTTGTTTCTTGGTACAAAGAATATTATGGTGTAAATTGATGAAAAAATTAAAGATGTCTATTATTGGTTATGGATTTGTTGGTAAAGCTGTTGACTTTGGATTTGATAATGAATGCTGTGAAAAAACTCTCATAGATATAAATTTTAATAATTCTGTTAAAGATACAAGTAAGTTTGACGATGTATTTTTTATATGTTTACCTACACCGATGAATGCAGATAAGTCAATTGATGCTTCAATTGTTGTAGAAGCTGTTGAATATTTGAAATTAAATAGAACCGGGACTATTATTATAAAATCAACAGTTACTCCTGAAATTATTGAAGAACTTACTTTAGGAGAATATGGATCTAAAGTTGTTTATAATCCAGAATTTTTAACTGAAGCAAATGCCAATCAAGACTTTGTTAATCCACCTATGCATATCTTTGGTGGAAATATACTCAAAACAAAAGAAGTTGAGGATATATATAGAAACTATAGCTTATGTAATATATGCCCAATACATCATATAGGTGCAAAAGAAGCTAGTTTTGTCAAATATGGAGTTAATACTTTCTTAGCAACTAAAGTTTTATGGTTCAATCAATTTTACGATGTTGTTCAAAATCATGGTTGTAACTATAATGAAATTGTATTAGCACTTAGTAATGATATGCGGATAGGTCCTTCACATACACACGTGCCTGGTTTTGATGGAAAACGTGGTTATGGAGGAGCTTGTTTTCCGAAAGATACTACTGCATTTAGTAATTTTGCTAAAAGCTTTAGTGTATTAGATACTGTCATTGAAGCAAATAATATGTACAGATCTGGATATGAAAAAGATGAAAGAGAAATGGAGCAGAATGTAAATTATGATTAATTACGCAAGTATAGTACCACTTATTGGTGGAGAAACAATCGCGATGCAAAATGTATTTGGGAAAGAACCTGATTACATTATGAGCTATTCAGGATTTGAAGCTAATGATAGTCAACTTCTTAATTATTATAATAATCGTATGCCTTATATTAAGCTTGATGAAGGCGGGACCGCTAATTCTAAAGTGGATGTGGTCAATTCTGTCTGTCCTTGTGCGGGTTTGTCTAGTCTTAGTGTTAGTTCTAATTCTAATCATGAACATAACGACTGGATGATTAAATCTTCTCAATACGTGATTGAGAATATTCAACCAAAAGTTCTATGGGGAGAGAATGCTCCACGACTAGCTTCAAAGATGGGTGAACCAATTGTTAATAAACTTCGTAAAATAGCAAAAGATAATGGATACACTTTTACATTATATAAGACAAAATCTAAGTTACACGGACTGTCTCAAGTTAGAGATAGAGCTTTCTTTTTCTTTTGGAAAAGCAAGGGTGTGCCTGTTTTTAAATATTATAATAGACCGCATACGAGAATTGAAGATCAGATACGTTCATCTGCTCGTAATGATGATGATCCAATGTCAGCATTAATAGTACGAAAAGAAAAGCCTACTGCTAATCCATATTATCAACATTTGTTAGAAGTAGTATATGGTGGAATTGAACATGTAGAATTTGTCAAGAAGATTAAAAAAACTACAAATGTCTTATACGATTTTGAGCTTAAAGGTGGTAGTTATATAGATATGGCTAAATGGATGGAAAAGAATGGATATGATTCATTCGTTCCCAAGTGTGAAAGAATGTATAAGAAGTTAGCTTCTGGCGGAAACATCATGCGCAAAACTACAGAAATTCCTAAAGATTATATCGGAGCTTTTGTTGGTCATTTACCTACTAGTCTTACTCATCCAGACACTGATCGTTATTTGTCAGTCAGAGAATGTTTAGACATTATGAAAATGCCTTCAGATTTTCAATTAGTTGGTGGTGTTAAAAATCTGAATATGATTTGTCAAAATGTTCCAGTGACAACTGCTCAAGATATGGCGGAGAATGTGAAGAAGTTTATTAACGACGACATTCAAATGGTATCTTCTGAGTTCGCTGTTCAAGATAATAAAACACGATCTTTTAATTCTGAAGTAGAAGTAAATACATTATCTGAATTTTTGTAGTGTACAATGGCCTAAAAATGGCTTATAATAGTATAATAATCAAAGGAGATATAAATGGCATCCATTATGGATAAACTCAAAAAGAATTCTAAGCTCAAATCAACTGAAATTCTTTCTGAGTCTAAATTCTTTAATATTAAAGAACTTATTGCTACTGACGTACCAATGGTAAACGTTGCTTTATCTGGTTCTGTTGATGGAGGCATGTCACCCGGTCTTACTGTGTTGGCTGGTCCATCTAAGCACTTTAAAACTTCATTTGCTCTATTGATGGCTGGAGCATATTTGCAAAAAAAGAAAGATGCTGTCATGTTATTTTATGATAGCGAATTTGGTTCACCGCAAGCTTACTTCGAGCAATTTGGTATCGATACTTCACGTGTTCTTCATACGCCTATTACGAATGTAGAAGAATTAAAATTTGATTTAGTTAATCAACTTGAAGCTATGGATCCTAAAGATGATGTAATCATTGTCATTGACTCGATCGGTAATCTTGCTTCAAAGAAAGAATTAGAAGATGCTCAGAATGAAAAATCTGTAGCTGATATGTCTCGTGCTAAACAACTTAAATCTTTGTTTAGAATGTGTACACCATATCTTGCTATGAAAGAAATTATTTTGTTAGCCGTTAATCATACATATCAAGAAATCGGATTGTTTCCCAAAGCAATAGTATCAGGCGGCACAGGAATTTATTATTCATCAAACAATATCTGGATTATTGGTAGACGTCAAAATAAAACTGGTACTGAAGTGACAGGTTATGATTTTGTTATTAATATTGAAAAGTCTCGATTTGTTAAAGAAAAATCTAAGATTCCAATTTCAGTATCTTGGGAAGGTGGTGTAGAAACATACTCAGGTCTTCTAGATGTAGCTATGGCCGGTGGTTATGTAGTTAAACCGAGTAATGGTTGGTACTCTACTGTAGATATGGATACTGGTGAAATATCAGATAAAAAAGTTCGACAAAGCGGTACTCTTGAAAAAGAATTCTGGGATCCTATTTTTACTAATACTAACTTTAAAGAATTTATTAAAAATCAGTTTACGATTGGATACAAATCAGAAATTGACATGGATGAAATTCTAGAAATGGAAGTATAATGCAATTCAATGAAAATGTAGATTACGAGTTTGTACCTGATGAAGGAGATAGCTGGCAAATAAGATTTCTAACTGGAAATTATATCGAAACTGTTATTAAATATGGTACAATTAGATTTAATGAAGGAGAGCAAATGGCCTTTGATTTTAAAGTTATTTCTACTCCAGATGAAGAAGTGACTATAGAAGATGTATCACTTCAAGATCATGCTGCAGATACTTTAATTTCAATCATAGAAGACTCTATAAAAAATAAATCTTCTCAGTTAAAATATAATGAGGTAAAATAGTGGATACAAATATAGAACAAGTTGTTCTTAAAAATATTCTAACGAACGAAATATATATGCGGAAGGTATTGCCTTTTATTAAACCTGAATATTTTGAGGGCATATATAAAACTTTATTTAAACAAACAGGAAAATTTGTTGCTAAATATAACAAACTTCCTTCAGCTGAATCATTTAAAATCGAATTAGACAATGCAGAAATTTTTAATGATGAACAATATAGACAAGCTGTAGAAATCATCCCTAGTTTGTTTGAAAAAGAAACTTCAGATGCAGATTGGCTTCTTGATACTACTGAAAAGTGGTGTCAAGATCGAGCCTTGTTTAATGCTGTAATGGAGTCAATTAGTATTATTGATGGTAAACACCAAACATTATCTAAGAATGCTTTACCTGATATTCTTACTAAAGCACTTGGTGTTTCATTCGATACGAATGTTGGCCATGATTACCTCGAAGCGTTTGACGAGCGGTATGAATTTTATCACCGCGATGAAGAACGTATTCCTTTTGATATTGATTTACTCAATGTTATTACAAAAGGTGGATTACCTCGTAAGACACTAAACATCATTTTGGCTGGTACTGGTGTTGGTAAGTCATTAGCAATGTGTCACTTTGCAGCAGCTAATCTTACTGATGGTAAGAATGTATTGTACATTACAGCTGAAATGGCAGAAGAACGTATTGCTGAACGTATTGATGCTAATCTTCTTAATATTCAAATTGATCAACTAGTAGATCTAAGTAAATCGATGTTTGCTGAGAAAGTGCAAAATCTTTCAAAGAAAACTAATGGTAAACTTATCGTTAAAGAATATCCAACTGGTTCTGCTAATGTATCTCATATGAGAGCATTATTAAGTGAATTGAAATTGAAAAAATCATTCATGCCAGATGTAATCTATATCGATTATTTGAATATCTGCGCTTCTTCACGTATGAAAGGAATGGGTGGTGCTATTAACTCTTATAACTACATTAAAGCAATCGCCGAAGAGTTTCGTGGATTGGCGGTTGAATTCAATGTCCCGATCGTATCTGCAACGCAAACGACTCGTTCTGGTTATGGTAACTCGGATGTTGGGCTTGAAGATACGAGTGAGTCTTTTGGATTACCCGCTACAGCAGATTTAATGTTTGCTCTTATTTCAACTGAAGAACTTGAGCAAATGGGTCAAATTGCTGTTAAACAATTGAAGAATAGGTACAATGATCCAACATTTAAGAAGAGATTTGTTATTGGTGTTGATCGTTCTAAGATGAAATTATACGATGTTGAAGATGACCAGCAAAACTTAATTGATGATACACCAGTTTTTGATAAAACACCAACAGGTGAAAGAATGTCTAATGCGTCTTTCGAAGGCTTTAAATTATAATTTAATAGGAGATAATCGTGAGTAAGAAAAAACATACATCAGGTGAAACATCTGCTGGTATACATACTAGTGTAAGCAAAAGTTTGCGGAAAGCTATGCGGAGAGATTATATGGAATCGGGCGATAGGTTCATGAATCAAATGAAAGCTTTGGGCCAAGGGAAAGATGTCGTATTTACTATTCCCAATCCAAATCCAGCTGAAACTAATAAAAAGTTCATCAAACACAAAATTTTAGGTAAAAGTTATATTCAATCTCGTAAATCTGCATATGTACAAAAGGAAGCGCAATAATGGATTATAATAGAATGAACATTGAAATAGACTCAGAAGACGGTTATAATTTTGCGATGGAAGCACTACTTCGTCTGGAAGAAGAAATGCCAGACAACAAAAAATTGACTAAAGCTGTCAAGAGGATTGCACATTATCTTATGCTTCCTGGAGAATGGGAACAAGCATACGATCAAGACTATGTTGATTATAATACTGGAGAAATTGAATAATGAAAGCCAAATTGATAGGATATACACAAGTCAATGAATCTCCTGCTTTGGGAAATATTCAAGAACTTATCGCGTATTGTGCAAGAGTGTCTAATCCTACCAATCAAATTAATAGTGCGACCAGTGAAAAGCTTATCAAATATCTAATTAAGCACAAACATTGGTCGCCACTTGAAATGGTTTCAGCTACTATGGAGATTGAAACAACTCGTGATATTGCTCGACAATTGTTACGACATCGATCATTTTCTTTTCAGGAATTCAGTCAACGATACGCTAATCCGAATGATCAAGAGGCTTTATTTGTAAACTCAGAAGCTAGGCTTCAAGATACAAAAAATAGACAAAACAGTATTGTAACAGATGACGTTGAGTTACAAAGCAAATGGGACGATCAGCAATGTAAAGTTACTAATGCTGCTTTTGAAGCATATGAATGGGCTATTGCTAATGGAATTGCAAAGGAGCAAGCACGTAAAGTATTGCCCGAAGGACTTACTATGTCTACATTATACGTAAACGGAACTCTTAGATCATGGATTCACTATATTGAATTAAGAAGTGGTAATGGTACTCAAAAAGAGCATATGGAACTTGCTCGTGAGTGTGGTATAGCTATTAGTAAAATCTTTCCTCTTGTAGAGGATTTAATTTAGGGAGAATAATAATGGGTAAAAAACTTTCAACATACTATGCCGACAATAACAAAGATTATTGTGAAATTCATTTTAGTTATAAAGAAGAACACGCTTATATAAAATATTTTACAGAAGATGGTATTCGATATTATGAAGAAAGTTTCCCAAATAACGCTCTAAACTATGTAGAAAATGCTGCAGAAAATT